ACAAATTCTAATAATAAACATGTACCCATTTATAATAATGATCAAGCCAAAATTACACAACGACCTGAAATATCTCATAATTTAATACTTAATACAAATTCTAATAATAAACATGTACCTATTTATAATAATGATCAAGCTAAAATTACCCAACGACCTGAAATATCACATAATTTAATTTTAAATACTGATTCAAAAATTCGTCATGTACCAATCTATAATAATGATCAAGCTAAAATTACTCAAAAGCCTGAAATATCACATAATTTACCATCTCAAATAAAACCCCCTGAACATTCATCATATCTTGAATTAAAAGAAAAATTAAGACCAACTCTTAAAGAAACTCAATTAATTACTACACCTGAAATTAATATTAAAGGCGAAACATATATTACTTATAGTTCATTACAAGATGATTTAAAGCCTACTATAAAAAACACAACGATTATAAATAATCGTATAAATAACATTAATACTAACACGCAAAATTATATTATTGATAAAAAATTAAAAGCAAAAACAACTTTAAGAGAAACAAATAGTGTTGAGCAAATAGGAAACCTTAGCAATAATAATTTAAATTACATTAAAGATAATACTTTTAAAGCAAGAAACACAATCAAAGAAACAACAGAAAATAAAATGAATATTGCTAATGTTTCATCAAGTTTTAATGATTTGACATATATTAGAAGTTTAGATCACAAAGCTAAACCTACGTTAAAAGAAGTTACCGAAAATACAATATCTATTGGTCATGTTAATAATAAATCTGATGCTATATATGTTAAAAGTAAAGAATTAATTTGTAAACCGACAATTAAAGAAAGTTTATTACACATGACGCCAGAAGGTAGAATAAATCAAAATCAGATGGCCAATTATGTTGTAGATAAAAATGATAAACTAAAGTCAACCAAAAAAGAAACGACTTTATTAGAAGATTATTTAGGTAATGCAGTTGGTGAAATAAATGATAATATTTCACATATGGCAACTGATAATATGACTATTGACGATAAAAAGGAACAAACAACTAAAAATAGAACACCAAATGGAAAAGCAGATTTACATGGTCCTTATATTAATAAAGAAACTGTCGTATTACATGATCCTATTTTATTTAGTTATTTGTCACATCCTCATCAAAATTTAGACTTTTCTGCTATATTACCAGATAATGATTATTATCAAGAAAATAATCAGAAATCAGAAGAATTCATAGAAAATGTACAAAAAAATGAATCAATTGCATCTTATCATATTAATTCAAATTTTATTAATACTTTAAATGATAATCATTTAGTGAATGATATATATCATCAAAAAAATATTATATTTTAAGTAATCCTATATTAATATCTTTTATAATATCATCATATATATTAAAAATAATATCTTCTTCATCTTTGTCGTTCTTTTTAATAATATCATCTTCATGATTAGTTAATATATTATTAATGTATTCATATGATGATATTATATGATATTTAGATTTAGCTCCAGTAATTATAATATTACCTTTTTGGAAAATAAATATACTTATCTCTTTACTTTCATTATTATTAATTTGAGGAATATATTTTATAATTACACATGCTCGAATACATGGTTCATAAGTACATTTAATTTTTTTTTTTAATAAAAGATTATACAATTTTGCTCGATCAATTTGCATATTAACTTGATAATTTGAATTAATCATATCAATTTTAAAATCTTTAATGGTAATATTTTGATTATCTTCAATAAATAATTTCTCAGTAATTATACCATTTTCTATCTTTGCTTTTATTTCTTTCAAACGATAGATTAATTTATTTAATACAATATTAATATTTTTTATATTTTTACAACCAGACATTTGTATAGAACCATTTTTAAATAATTTAATATTAATTTTAGGTTCCTTATTTAAATATTCGCATGAACCATGGGTAATCCTAAGAACTACAGTAATTTGATTATAAAAATAGTTATTAGAATAATTCTTAGTTTTATTATCATTTTTTTTTAAACGTTTAGGTTTAAGTTTAGAAATAATTAAAGTTCTTATGCGTTCTTTATTAATTTTAACTGTTAGAATATCATCTTGGTTAAGAGCCAAATATTTTTCTATATTCAATATATTTAATTTTGTATTTAATTTACATGATGCACACATTGTGGATATACTGATTTCTTTAGGTAAATTAGTAATTTCATTTTGTTTAATATTTAAATAATCTATAAATTCAATTGAATCCCATTTTGTAAATGTTTTTTGATTATTGATAATAGATTCATTAACTAAATATTTAATCATGGCCATTAAAATCATTAAAAATAATATTCTTTAGAAATAATTTTTCATTTTTTATATAAATCTACTTAAAGGTTTATTTTAGTCTAAAAGCATGACACAAATATATCCAAAGATATTATCTTTTGATGTTGGTGTTGTAAATTTATCTTATTGTCTTTTAACCCAAAAAATGGATTGTAATAATCAATTACATTGGGCTATAATAGAATGGAATAATATTGATTTAACAAATACCGATATTAAATTATGCACATTTAAGAATTCACATAATACTGAAAATGGTAATCCTACAAATTCATTATCCTGTAGTTTAAAAGCCAGTTATATGAATACTATTAATAATATAGATTGTTATTATTGTAAAAAACATAGTAAAAATATTAATTTATCTAATGAACCTTATGATTATTATTTTCAGGAATATAAAGGTACTGAGAAATGTTGTTATAAATTTTCACAAACTAGTTGTGCATTAAAAGATAATGAAACTCCTAATGAAATTAGAGATTATACATTTTTCAACAAAGAAAAATCTAGAAATTCTATTGAAGTTGGTAGTTGTACTAAACTAGGAAAATATTTATTCCAAAATCATAATACATCTATACAATCAAATAAATATTATTGTACAGTTCATGCAAAACAATATTATAATAATATAAAAAAAACATCAGAATTAAAAATAATCAAAACAAAAAAATCTACAAATTACAATTTTGATGAGTTGAAATATAATTTAATTATGGAATTAGAAAAACGCCCTAATCTATTACTAGCGAATTATGTTGTTATTGAAAATCAACCTTCTTTTAAAAATCCTCGAATGAAATCTATAGCCTTAACTTTACATGATTATTACCTTATACGAGGTATTATAGATAAAAAATTAACTAATTCGTCTATATTATATGTGAAATTTTTATCACCTTCGAATAAATTAAAACTTATTAGTGAAACAGATGAAAAAAAATTAAAAGAAAAAAAATCAGATAATAATAGTTCTCAAACTTATAAATTAACAAAAAAATTAGGAATAGATTATTGTTTAAAAAATATTCAACATCTTCATGAGTGGTTAACATATTTTGAAAGTCATAAAAAAAAAGATGATTTAGCAGATTGTTTTTTACAAGGTATTTACTTTTATAATACTATTAGAAATTAATTCTAAAAATATTAAAAACTTTTTTATTAATCTTTAAATCAATAAATAATGATTAGTATATAAAATATTTATAAGTGATAAATGTAATGAATTTGAATTTTTATTCAATAGAAGATCCTAAATTAAATGAATTAGTAATTGTTCAATTTATAGAAAAAGGTGAATCATTTTTCAAAGCAAATTTATTAGAATATCCATATAAAGGTCTTATTAATTTTCAAAAAGCAACAAAAAAAAAAAAAATTAATAGTTGGAATAAAATTATAACATTAAATAAAAATACTGTAGTTAAAATAATTGATATAGATAAGACTGCGAAAATAGTACAATTATCTTTACTTAATTTAACAAATGAATTAATAGATAATAAGATACAAAATAATATGAATTTAATTCAAGAAAAATTATTAATTTATTTTAATGAAAATAAACAATTTGAACAATTCATAAAATCTTTTTGTCTATCTTATAATTATGATTTTAATATTCTATGGAAACAATTAGTATATCATATTGATGTATTAAGACGAGAATATAATAATAAATTTAATACTAATATCTCATTAGGAAAATATTTTAATAATAATATATCATTTTTAGAAACTTGGATTAATACAGTAAAATTACATGAAATTTGCTATGCAAACTATAGTAAATTAGATCTTGATAAAAAAGAATTTATGCTTTTTTGCCAACCTGAAATAAAAAATTCTTCGGATAACAAACTTAATGAACATATTAAAACATTATCATCAGATGAATCCTGGAATCAATTATATCTACAATTAAAAGAATATTATCAAAAAAAAAATATTTTTATAAATAAATTACTTACTAAGATAGGTATTATTTCAAATAGTAATATTAATCATACTAAAGATATTTTTTCATCTGTTTTACAACATATAAAATGTAACTATGAATTAAAATATAATACTGCTCCATATTATATATTTGAAACTTCATCTTTAGATTCATCTAAATGTGATCATGATATATTTATAAATCAATTACAAAATGAAATAAAAAAATATGAACCTGATATTTACATCGATATATCTGAGACTGTTAAATAAAAGCAAAACATTTTTATTTAATGCCAAATAATAAAATTCTAAAAAAATTTATTATTTAGCATAATTAGGTTAACATATAATTAGGATGTATTTTTACATTTTTTTTTGATTAATCCCATGGTAGATTCTAAATTTAATTGAGATGATGTTAAACTTTTATTACGCTTAATAATATATTCAGAATCTATTTCTGAATATATTTTATTAAGTTTATCAATATGAACCTCTTTTAATTTATTAATTTTATACGATTCCTCAATTTGCATCTGTCTAGATATTAATGGAGGGTGTAAAATAGTATATTCTTTAGTATTAAAGACCATATTTTTCCTAAATTCATTAATATTTAATAATCCTCCATATTCTTCTAAAGTTAACCAATGCGGTGCTAATACTATATGTTTATATTTAGAATAAGTTAAAAAAAATAATAAATTAATTAACGATTCGCGTTTATATAACGCAGAATCATTTAAATCTAAGTTATAACTTTTAACACAATTATAACTACAAAAATTACCTATACAATAAAATGTTTCATTGTAATAATTTTCAGGTAATTGTACTGGTGGTGTATCAAATGTATTTTTACACCACCAGCATTTTGTATTATTATTAAAAATGATATTATGAGTTATTATTTTATTTACATTATTTATAATATACGTATTTTGATTAAAGGTTGTATTTAATTCACTGCTAAATGTATTTGAATCTGTATTAACTGATTCATTTTTAATAAATAAATCAGTAAGGTCATTATTAGATGATTTATTATCATTAACTACTAAATTATTATTAATATCATTTATTGATATTGGAATATGAAATATTATTTTTTCATCTTCAGTATTAATTATTTCATTAATACTTTCTAAATTTTCATTTCTATTTATATTTTGGATAAGATTTTTAGGTTTGCGTCCGCGTTTTTTTTTATGATCCATAAGTTTAAAAATATAAATATAATATTATTACATCTTTAAATTTATAGATTAAATCATCTAAAGAAATAAAATTTTGAATTTTATTCAAAAGATTAGGTTATAACTATATTTGCTTTTTTATTTTTTTTTTGATATTTTCTTTTAGGATTTTCACTAAGAGTTGTTTCTGAAATTAATCTATCATTATTTGAAGATACTTCATCTTGTGTATCAGCATTACTTCTAATAGTGCCAGATAAAGTATGTATGCGATTTAATATATCTTTAACATTTTCAGGAGCTTTAATTGATGGTTCTTGATTATTAGTATTTTCAAAATTATTCCTATAATCGGTATTCTTATTTTGATTTTGTGCAATAGTTTCTATAAAATTTTGTTGTTGTTGCATTTTATGTTGTAACTCTTTAATATAATTTTGTTGTTGTAATATGTGATTTTTATTATCAATTTCATTTTTTTTTATTTTTTCCTTTTGTTTTTCTATATTTAATTCTTGTGGTGTCATAAATTGTGAACTTTCTTTTGAATTACCATTTATTATTTTATTTAATAATCCAGGATTTGATGATAATATAGAGTCTAAACCTGGTAATTTTGAAGCATATGATTTTGAAAAATGAAACGCTGATGCTGAAGCTATAATTAAATATAATAATTTAATTTCAGGAGCCATTTTTCTACCTTTCCCTTTATATTTCTCATATAATTCTTCCATAACATCCTCCCAATTATCTACTTCTATAGTTAAATGTTCACTCCAACCAGATAATTGAAAATCAAATGGATCATATTTATCATTTAAAAATTCAACAACTGATACAAATTGTAATAAACTATTTTTGAATATTTTAACACCATTACGTTTATCAACAAAACTACGTAGTAAGGCATATTCATATTCCATCTCTTCTAATTGACTATTAAAATCATAATCTTTAGATAATTGATATCCTTTAACTTTTATTTCAGATAATTTACGTAATAATTCAATTTTTTTCATTCGAATTTCCTGTGGAGATAAAGGGTTTTCTTTAATTTCATTGGATATAATTACATTTTTAGTTTCTTGCAATTTAATATCTGGTGAAATAAATTGTGTTACTGGACTAATAGGTTTTTTATATGGATTTGTATTTAAATTAATTGTTTCATAAATTTGTTTTGAATCTTGTTTTGGATTATCAGATAATTGATCTAATAAATTTAAGTTATCATTATTATGATTTGTATAAGATGATACTATAGAATTTTTAGATAATTTATCTGTATCTGAATCTGAATTATTTATAAATTCCTGTAAATCAGATTGTGAACTTGTTGTATTTTTATTTTTTATCATTTTTGATGGATTTGCAATTAAATTAAAATAATATTCTGTATCAGACGTTAATTTTTTATTATTTTCATTATCTAATAAATTTTCACCTTTAGAATTTTGATATTTAATACTATGAAGTGTTTCTGAATCTGACATTAATAATATAAAGATTCTTTATTTTACTTTAACGCATAGTAATCAAAAATTTTATAGTTTTTAATCTAACATAGCTCTTATTTTATATACAGGAACGATATTTAACAATATTTTTAACTAAAACATTATAATCATTAATATACATATAATGATTTGATAATATGACTGCCAAAATTAATAATATATTTGTTTTAATATTATAATTTAATATGATGATAAAGAATATAATTAATTTTATAACAGTATTTTTTAATAAATTAATTATATTTATATAATAATTCATTGTTTTTTCATTTAATGTTAAAATATAT